GTTCGGGATATCCGAAATTTCGTCTCTGATATACCTCGTGCGTGCGGCGTGCAGAGCGCGAATAAGGCTCGGATTACTCCGAACCATGCGTTCCACGGTCCAACACGTAAGGCGATCACTAGCATCAGACAAATCGACTGTTGCAAGATCGCGTTTCAAGGATGCTGCCAAGACCATGTCACCTGATAGTTGCTGTTTCCTAAAGCTAATGAAAGAATCACCGAAGTGGTCCTTACACTGCTTAAAAAGAAACCGTAGCACCAATTGCTGACACCACTGATGTGATGTCGGCTCTGCTGCTATGAGTCTAGGACTCTTAGCAGTCTTGGGCACGACTAACAGACGGGCTGGAACCTCATGGTTCACAGGCCTCTCATCCGGGCTACCTGCGGTTTTTCCACAGGACTCGAATGGGAACACGCCTTGGAGCTTTTGCGGCCAATTGAGAAAACGCGATTTCTCGTGCTGTCTCAACCGTTCCGCCACTGCACCAGGGCCATGTTTAAAGCCGATACCTTTCCCTTCCTCTTCCTCCTGCCCTGAAAATAGGACAGGATCGAGGTCGTCGAAGGTACCGAAAATCAGATCCGCAACTTTTTGGATCTGATTGAGGAGTCGGATGTCTTTCACCCTCTCTTTCGCAGCTAGTTCTCTGTCTCCGTGAGGAAACAGGTCGCTAGTACTGCTGAGAGCAGGGTAAACATGATCCACTGCTTGTACAAGATGCACAAGCATATGGTCACTAGAGACATTCCGATCCTCAGACGAGTGATGTCGTTCTTGATCACTTAGTGCCGAACCCGTTGAGGGTATAGCACAAAGAAGATCACGAGGACAAAACAAATCGCAGTCGTGACGATTGCGATCTCCGGTATGTAGTGATCCTTCCCTACTGGGATGGTCAGTTCCTGCCGGACGTCTGAGGTGGAGCTCGTCGTTTTCCCAGGTGAAACTGGGTTGACGTAACGTCCGCTCGATGTCATGGTACTCTCCTACTTTCGCAGCGATGCGACTGTCGGAGCAATCCACTTCAATCTTCTTGCCAATTGTTAACAACTGGCGTAGGAAGAACAAAGCATTGACATCTACCTCATGCTTTAAACAAGAGTCTCTGTCGAACACGCGCAACCAAAGTCCCTCAAAAAGTCGAGGTACCTTGGTCTTGGAAGATTTGGCCGTAGTTACTGGCCCTTCCATACGAAGGCGCCCACTCTCAAGCCCCTCAAGTAAGAGGGATTCGAGATGTGGAAGGTCTAACGTAAAGAATGTTAGACCCCGAGTCCGACAGTTAAGGGTGAGCCTATCCAAATCTTTGGATAAACTATCCTTAAGCTCCGGGTACGTCGAAAGGACATCAGCAATGATACCTTTCGAGACATGGAGTAGAGCATTAACTTGGCTTTTCATCTTAGATCCTTATTCTAGGTTGTAAGATCCAAGCCGCAGATCGCTCAGAAGTCCCTTCGATTCTCTAATCGCAAACTTGCGTTTACGATTCGAAGTTCATCAATTGGTCAATCTTTGCGCTCGCAAGGAACGAACAAAGACCCAGAGCCACGTTACGTGGATCGACGAGGGTATCACCCCGCTGATTTTCGATAACAGTGTATGCCTTCCTTACGGTAGACACGGTCGCTGGTGCAACGGGAAACACCGTGTGGATGAGCTCCACGTTGTGACGATCAATCGTCACTCCGCGCTTCTTATCCAAATACGATGTATTCCGAATGTTGAGCCGATGTTCCTCAGTCGAGGACCGGAGCAAATACTCAGAAGAGTACTTGTCCTGGTTGATTCGAACGAGGTTCTTGGCCACCGCATTGATGGTGACAACTGCAGGATCTGCGAACATGTATTCTACTCCTATACTATCCACACCAGCACCATTGCTGGCTGTGATGAGACAATACTACCGTCTCATTACTGCTAATGAGGATAGTATGCCCATTTGTTTTCCCGAAAGAAACGGGAAATGAGCAACAGGAATGGCGGGTACATTGACAAATCGTTTCTTTTGAATACGTGTGACTTTGCCGGCACTCATCGTGTCGCCTCCGTTACGCATCTGAGGAACGACTACCTCTGTACGTGTGTGCTCCATGAGGGAAACCCCATCGCACGAAGCTGGGATGATATTTCGAGTGGTCTTAAGAAAACCACCGATATTCCAACCCCAGTCGATAAGCCAGCTGAACGGTATTCCTTCCCAAAGTGTGGAAAGGTCTAAAGTTCCGCCTTGTACGGCGCGTCTGGCTCGTCCCACTAACTCTTGTGCGGGCATCTTCGAGAAATCAGCCTGAGGTAACCACCTCACGTGACCTCGAATAACCCGTGTGCCTTTGAAATCGTGGTTCACTGAAGTGAAACCACCATCCCAAAACACAGTACGCTTTTCAGTCGTTGAAAGCGTGTCAAGAGTTACCGTCCTGCGTAGGCCATTGCTGTCTTGTAATTTCGTAATCTCCACAACCCGACGAACAGTCTGGTCGTGAAAGTTCACGATTTTCGAGACATCAGAAATCAGCGGCAATAAGCCGAACTGAAGTTTGAGGTTATTACCAGCTAACTGTCTGATCAGAGAATTACCCTGATCTCGAATTAACTGAGTAATATCCGCCAGTTCCAGTATATTAACCCCTATGTCCACGTATGGACGGTTGGGACTGGTTCTGTTGACTGCCTGGAGTGCATAGTCTCCCCATGGCAGCTGGCCTGCATAATTGGAAGTGTCGCTTATGCCACCGTTGCTAAACGCGTCCGGTCGCCAATTCGTAGTACGATATTGTGTACTCGTTTGGTTGTCAGAGTTAATCTGACCACCTTCCGTGAATTGACGAAGGACGGAAAATGGAAGATTATCGCCGGCATGTGTTACATCCCGGCAAGTCTCCCAGATTGCGTGACTTTGGCTTTGAACAGTTTCGGTTCCAAAACGCCATTTACTCCCTTTCGGGTGGTAAACGACATTGGTTCTAATTCTGTCACCCACTTCCTATACTCCTGTAGAGGGATAGTCCATCCAATGCATAATACGCATACACTGGATAGGACTGTGAGGAGGACGAGAG